ACCAGCTTGATTGCCTACCGCTGTATTGCTATTGCCAGTACTATTCCCGGCTAAGGCTAACCAGCCAATTGCGGTATTTAGAGTCCCAGTAGTGTTAGAAGCTAAAGTGTTGATACCGAATGCCGTATTGCTAACAATAGCGCTATTACCACGACCTACAGTTAAACCATAAATCAGACCGTCTGAAGCAGCTGAGTCTTTCAGGAGTTTACCGGTTGTACCGTCAAACAGAGCAATACCGTTGGCTGTAGCAGAAGCCGGCCCAACAACATCACCACCAGCATTGATTGCCCAAGAAGTATCAGTACCGTTGGTTGTTAGATACTTTCCTGTGTTGCCGGTTTGACTGGGAGCTAAAGCATTGAATGCTGCGTTTGCAGTTGTTTGCCCTGTACCGCCATAGGCCAGTCCAATAGTTGTACCCTGCCATGTACCAGATGCTACAGTGCCTAAAGGGCTAACGTTATTGCTTGCATCCAGATTGACGGATCTTTCTGCTGGGTATGTTAAGAAAACATTCTTTGTACCGGCAGTCAGTGTGATAGCTACTAGAGTGCCAAGTGAATTGGACAGGATCGTTGTACGAGCCAGCGTTGGGCCAGTCGTAGAGTACGTACCAATGCCTACTTCCCATGCATTGCCATCAACGATGGTGTAGTAGCACGTATTGGTGTTGCCAACGACCGCGAACGATTGGAAACCGGAAACAGCCCCACCTAAAGTAATTGAGCCAGTGCCGGTAGTCGTCGTGGTCTCTTGGACCCGATCAGCAAGTACAAGAGCCATTTAAACGACCTCTTATTAAGATGTTGCGGTAGTTGAGTATGTCACACTAACAGTGTCACCAGCCGTCGTTATTTTAGCGGTAGCAAATGCGCCAGCACTATACAAAGTACCTGCGGTACTGCCTTGAGTAGAAACTGCGCCAGTACCTGTCACCAAGAAGCAACCACCCACTGTACCGCCACCACCTGTGATCGTGTAAACGATGGCTGTAGCAGTCTTGGATGTGACGTTAGTTGGGGTTGTTCCAGTCGATGTTGCCGATGCAAACGAAGCTGTGCCACGAACCGCAGAGCCACCAACCGTGTAGTTTGTGAACTCAGTCCAGCCTGCGTGAGATGTCATGGTGTCAGCAGCTGCGAAGGTTGGGCTTGCACCGGAAATCAAACCAAGGAACGGGCCAACGGTTGTGTAAGCAGAGCCAGACAACAAAGTGTCCAGCATCAACTGCTTGCCAACAGCGTTTACAAGGTTAGGAAACTGATCTTCCCACTTCACGTTGCCTTCAGCATCACGGCAAACCACCGTGTAAACGCCCTCAATGCCAACAGTCTCATTGCCAGCAACGTTTGAACGCATACTGACTACTGCGTGATCACCAAAGTTTGAAAGTTCTTTAGTCATGATTTCCTCTTAATTGGAAGAGCGTATTAACGCGGTTGTTGACGTGTTAGATGGCATCGTGATTACGAAACTGGAAGAGGTTTTATCAGACCCAAAATCCAATACAGCAATAGCCTTGTTGCCTTGGCTTACATTGTAAATTAACGCACATCGAGCTGTCACTGAAGCATTGAAGGAGGCGTTGTTAAAGTTCACAAACGCCGTATAGTTGTCAGATTGAATTGTGGTGCCCGTCAACACAACACCGCCAGCCGTGTATCCACCGCCAGTCACTTCATTGCTGGTCGTGTAAACGGTAGTCGCCTCGTTTAAATCGGCATTAGCTGTGTACAAAGCAATCTTTAATGTGTCTGTAGACAAATCGTGGATACCTTGATACAGCTCCTTTTTGAAGCTGGTGGTTTGTGTTTGGACAATTGAACTCATGACACCGTCACTCGTACTTGACCATCACGATAAGCATCAGCACGCTGTTTGCCATCTGAAAGGTTTTTATACAAAGCAATTGCCTGTACATAACGATCTTGCGCAAGCTTGACCAAGTCAGCCTCGCCTTTCATGTACATCAGAGCTTCGCAGATAGTGCCGTACAACAAAACTGAATCAAAGTTGTCACCCAGCCATGTAGTGCCGGCAGTCACAATAGACTCTGGATAGTAGTAATAATGCAGCTCTACTGCATACACTGCGTCAGGGGTTGGCCCAATGATAAAAGACAATTCATTGGTGACCGCGCCACCTGAAGTTACAGTCGGTCCAAAGATAGCGTAATGCTTTGGCTTGCCTGTAGTTGTCTGGTTTGGATACGCTTCACGCATGAAGTTAACATCCTTGTTCAACAAGTACAAGAAGTCGCCACCGGCTTGAGGGTACACCGCCATTGAATAGACTGATAAAAAATCAGTTGGCGCTGACAAATACTTGTTAGCCGATGTAATTGTGCCCGTCACATTCTTTCGCAAATTTGCTGGCTGCGCTGTGTTATAGATGCGCTGCTCCGCCTGACGAATGAAAACATTCATGTTGTCAGTTGGGAAAGAGTTCTCGCAGTAATCGTTTACTTGCGTGACAAGCTCACTGTAGTTCATGTCGCTATCTCATATTTGTTGCGTTTGGCTTCATTTTCTCTTGCCCTCATGAGTTGCAAATTACTTGGTACATGTAACCCTGAAACTATTTTACCTTGCAACGGAATGATATGGTCAACTGTCCAAGGTTCATTATTTACCTTGGTAAGCATCGCTGCAACAGAATAAATACATTTAATTTTAAGCTCATCAAATTCCGTCTGCCAAATTGGAATGCGTTGAAGCAAAGCCGCTCTACGTTTTGAAGCATTGGCATTTGTCAAATGTTTATTTTGACTTTTGTAAGCTTTTTTCCTATCGGCATTCCACTGCTTTTTTTGGTGGTATCTAATTCTTGCTTTAGCGTTGTACGCCTCTTTTGTTTCTTCCGAAATTTGAGACGCACGTAATTTTTTTGCGGCCTTTACTTGCTCAATATTAGCCTCGACCCAAGCTTTGTTTTTTTCAAGCAGGCGCTCCTTATTTTTAAGGTAGTACTCCCTACGCTTGGCTTTTGCAACGCTTGGATCTTTGTACGGCATGATATTAGGCTAGAGGGCCTCGTGCCATCAAACCTTTGGTAGCTGCACCTGTACCGCGCACTTTGATGCCGCTGGTTTTTGTGGGCTTATTACCAGCAGCTTTGCTTTGAGCGCCTACGCTCATATCTAAATCAGATAACTGACTGCGGTTAGGGCCACTGCCGGGGTTGGTAGAAGCTTTGACTTCTTTGCCCGTCATGGTGTGTGGTTTGGCATAGACTTTGGCATCGCCAACTTCTTTGCCCATTAATTTTTTGCTAAATGTAGCCATGATTAGCCTCGCTTTTGTGCGGCAATTTTTGCCAAGTTACGGCCCATTGCCTTCATGTTTGCATTGGTTTTGCCGCCGCCTTTGCCTTTACCGCCTTGCATCATTTTAGCAACCGGGCCGCTATCACCCAAGTTTTTACCTTCGGTTTTACCCTTTTTAGCGATGCCGTCTGCTGATCGTGTGTATGCCATTTTAAGCTCCTTAAGTTACCGTTACTGTACCGACAAACGTTGTCGCTATCAAGTAGTTTGGTGTTAAACCTGCATCAAAATTACTAGCCCCACCAACAGGAAACCAGCCCCATTGAATGTCTCGTGAACCACCCGTTGGAAAACCACCTGTGGGATTGTTAACTGGAAACAACTGCAAGCCGTTTAAACCAGCTGTGACATAGGTTGTGTCTTTGCGTGGATTGCGTAAGGCTTGTGGATCATCAACAGGAAATGTACCCAACATCAATTGCGGGTGGTCGGGGTCCCAGCATTCTGGGCAAACCAATAACTCATACTTACGCTGCTTAATGATCTCAGTCTTAAGCTTCTTTAACTTGTACTGTTGGCCGCAACGATCGCATTCAGCAATCGCTATCTTGCCTGATGCGAAACGATTACCCATCAGGAACCACCAATAAACATTTGCCTTGGAACGAACCTAGAGGAAGCCTTCTCACGGTCTTCACCGGCTGCAATTTCAAAGGTCTCAATATACATTTGACGCAGCATATCAACACGATTCATGAGCTCGGGCACTTTGACTGCGATGTGGTACGCCAAGCCTGCTACCAAAGCGGGCAGGAAACGGAAGTTCATGTCAGCCGTCTCAACACCAGCGCCGGCATCTTGAACTCGACGCAGTCTCCAGTACACAAACTGATAGGGCGTAGAGTTGTCAGGTGTAGGCCAGACCGTTACGGCAGGCAATTGAGGTACATACACTGCAGTTCCAGTTGTATGAGCGGCTGCGGT